GTGTGTTGTCTTATATTTTTTACGGTATCGATTACATATTGATCCAATGCAGGCATATCTTTCCACTGTTCACTTTTGATGTGTTGTAAACAAATCAGTATGTGTTCTCCGTCTGTACTCCATGGTCTTAATTCGATACCTAATTGTTGTGCTCTTTGACTATCGTTGTTGGTTGGCCCAAAGTCTGCTGATCTATTGATTCCGTTTATTCCAACTTTCCAAGTTGTGTTTCTTTTTATTCCACCCACTTCTATCACTAGAACATTTTTGTTTTGAGATCTGAATTTATCCCAAATAGGTTTATTTTTCATCATTCTACCATGCCATAGCAATGACCAAATCACAGGAACATCTGTGTCTAAATTATTTTCGTCTACAGAGTGCCCTAATCGTTGTAACCCAGACTTCACAGCCTCCCAAACTAATGGACTGTTTAATGGACCGTTGTCTGTGAATAAACTAAACTTCATTCCAATATGATTCTGCACGATTAGACAACAGATCTTTCTTTTGACTTTTGCCTTTGTTTTTTCTATCGCCCTTCATGTGATCAAAATAGTTTCCTAATACAGAATTAATTAAAGGGTGTCCACCGCCACCTGTTTTGGCAGTTTTATTATATATGTCTTGGGAATAATCATGAAAGTTTTTATCTATAGGCATTAACTGATTTAGTATCTTACCAAACACATAACTATCATGCCATTCATCTAGTTTGAATATTCCGTTGTCTGCATCTTGGTACATACGTTCAAATTCATTTAAAAATTTTTTACAAGTATCGTGTTCAGTATTCAAACCATAAAATCCACACTCGGGCCAAGTTTGTGATCCTTTACCTCTTCCAACAAATGTTATCCACTTATCGCTTGGAAGTAGTTGTTGAAATTGTTCGTAATTGATAGGGGAATGCACATATGTGTCTCCATCAATCCACACAGTCCACTTGTCGTTATTTCTTTCAACAGCGTCAAACACTGCATACACTTTGTTAGCAAAACGTACTGCGTCCCACTTAAATTTTTTATGATGATCTCTTGGACGTTTTTCTGGAAACGGACATTCACCATTTGCTTTAGGCACATTGCCCCAACGTGATTTAAATTGATTTAACTTAACTAATTCTTTTGAATCTATAATTGTTATTTGATTTATGTCTGGATTTACAGGTGTACAATTTTCTGCATACACTAACAATTTGATTTTCTTATCAACATTTTTTGCAAAACTGTCTATGAATCTTTGTCCGTACAAGTCTAATCCTGCTTTATGAAATGTTGTTAATGCAGTAATCATTTTACGTAATTCCTTAAATGTTTCCATGCTAAACCTTGTTTTACTTCATCTAAGGTCCAATGGATCTGTGCTATGCGTCTGATCCATAGTTCTCTATCAAACTCTTTAGGAGATTCTATATCTTGCCATTTTTCTAAATTAACACCTTTGATTTGAGCACCATCTGGATCTGTTACCAATGTGGGTATACCTTCTATCACTGATGCCACAGTTGGACTTGAATTATGACCAACAACTGCATGAGCATGAGCAAATTCGTCTATTAAATTCTTAGCACCGCTGATTACAATGTTTTGATAAGTTGATTGTCCACTGTTTATCCATTGTCTTACAAGAGAAACCCATTGTTTAGATGATTTATCTCCTGGATGAAATCTTATTCTAATTTCTTTTTTTGTAAAACTTCTTATTTGTTGAATTGCGTGTTGCAACCAAACATTTACTTTTAATCCTCCCATGCTCCATCCGCCATCTCTTTGACAACAGATTAAAATGTATTTGCCTCCGCCCAATCTCCAAGGTTTTAAATCTATACCTAAATCTTTTTTAATTACTTCCCAACGCAATGGGTCTGGATTATCATAACAATATTCTGCTGTGTTAGGAAAAATTCCATCATAACCATAACGTAAATAATTTTTTGATTGAGTAGGATCAGCATACAAAAATAAACTTGAATCCACAATCATGGTGCGTTTGTTTCTTTTTTGCTGTTGTTCAAACACAGTTTTTCTCAACATAAGATGTCTGTGTTTTTGAGGTTGCTGATGCACAAATCCTTGCAACACAGAAACATCTGCTGGAATCACTGTCCAAGAATTACTTATTATCCCTTTATCTCCGCATCTATTCACACCTTCAATAAAGTTTTTTATTATCAAAGGCTTTTGTGGTTTTTTATTTCCAGGCGGAATAACTTTCATATAACCTACAACACTTATCATAATAGTCCGTGTTCCTTCATTATCCGCACTGCTTGACCACTACCAAGTTCACTGATATGATATTGACAGTATGCCAACCAATGTTGCCATTTGTGTACTTGGTCTCTGTTTGGATAAAATGGTGATTCTATCTTACTTAGATCCTGTGATACTACACTGTCTGCCGCAGTTTTTTCCATAGTGAATGCTGGCACACCTGCACACACACTTTCAATAGCCGCTATGGATTGATAAGTTACTGTGGCATAAATTTTTTCTTTGATTAAGAATTTTGGCACACTGCCTTCACCAACTCTCTGATACCTTTTGCCTTTATCTCTTATAATAATTTCTCTATCAGTATATTTTTTTAATGTGTTTATGGTCTCAGCAACCCACTGGTCTCTGCTGATGTTGTAATATTTACAAGGCTTTTCGCTTGGCACAACTAACAAAATTTTACCTTTGTGATTTTTACGCCATTCAACAAATTCTAATTCAGGACTTCTTGATTGTATCTTCCTCCAACGATCGTCAGGCACATCAAACACCAAACTGTGTTGTACATCATTTTTTACAATTCTATGATACAGTTTCTTTTTTATAAGATTACCCACATATCCTGTGTCGATATAATAAAATGGTCTACCTGTCTTTATACACTCTCTGATTATTTTTCTTTTGGCAAGACTTCTAAAACTAACTGTGTTTTCTATTGGTGTACTTTTAATATTTTCCCATGGAAGATAATGAGCGCCTAAACCGCTGTTCCAATGTTGTAGTATTTCATCCTGACCATCAAAGTAATAGTGCATATCATTCACTGTTCATCATTGTGTTAAGGTATTTTTTCCAAACATCACCGTATTCGCAATTACGATAATTTTTGAACCAAGGTCCGCCTTCCGTGTAGTGCAAGGCATTGGGCTCACCATCTTGTGGAGTTTTGTACCAACCCACAAGCCAATTCCAACTGTGATCCAGCGAGCCTATTTCTTCGTCTTTCAACCATGAAAATCTATGAAAATATGCTCCATCATAATTAGGATTGTTTACTAAATCCACTGTTAATTTTTCGTTTGATTTGTGTCCACAGTTGTACAGCACAACAGAACTCCAATTTTTTCTTGGATACACAGTTTGTTTTTGCCCATCCATCTTAATTCCTGGTTTAGGAGTGTAGTCGTGTTTTACACACATCACAGCATATTTTTCATCTGCTTGGCTAAAAAGTTCTTTGATATCTTTTAAAAAGATTATATCCGAATCGCAAAACAATGCCCAACCTTTATAATTTTCTAATGCTGGTATTAAAAATCTTGTGAATGTAAACTCTGTTGAAGCCAAATGGTCCAGTTCTCTCCAGTACCACTTGTCTTGTCGTAGTGTTTGTTGATTCAATGGCACAATTTCTGTGTCTGGTGAATGTGAGTTAATTGAATGCTCACATACTTGATATGCAATATCTTCTCTAGTGTCATACCCTACATAAACTTTCATATTGAAATATTTATTGGCAAATTTACAGTGAAGTAGTAGATTTGGTGCCTTGTGTTTTGGTAAAAAAAGGTTTGTACACATACAACCATTCACATAATTGTTTACACATTATGGCATCGTTGGGCCACCACCCTATGCTGTCTTGTTTTTCAATTATGTCTCGAGCCGCCCAGGGTGTGATCACATAAGCCGAGTGTCCTGGCAGTCCTTGAGGAATATTTTCTGGTGCTACCCAAGGCACTGTGTTAAATCCTTCTTTTACCTTATTGGAATAGTCTTTTGATTTGAATGTTGCACCCTTAGGATCATTTATGCTGTATGCTCCTACATTTAAAGTTGTACTAGGTGCTTCAAATTTGTGTGTGAATATTGCATCATGTTCTAATATCATAATAGGTTCATTAATACCAACACAATGTTTCCAGAGTTTGTAATGACTTTGTGCCGCGGCTATACGTTTATTATTGTCATATGTTTTGTAGGGTGTTAACAATAAATTTGTTTTTGAACAAGTGATCTTCTTGCCTGTGGGCCAAGTCCATGCAACAGGAAAAATTGTTTCAGGAGTTGTGGCATCGAACAGTGTGGCTTCGATATCACTTTCTGTGTCTTGGATACTTTGTAAGCAACGTTCAGCATATGACAAACTCCAAACATCTTTCATCAGAGTTATAATAAATGCTTTCATTTTTTAATCTTTAATATGTAACTGTCAGGAATTTTAGAACTACTGAAATCGTGTTCTGTTACTTTAAATTTACTAATTGAATCGATTAATTTATTAAATTTTTCCATAGTAAACTCTTTTGAATGTTTTTTAACCCACCAATGCGACATATTATTTCCTTTGTTTAACATCCAAACATCTTCTATATAATATGATCCTGTAGGTTTTAAAAAATCAATTAAATTTTCAAAGGTTAATCTTTGACCTTCAGGTGTATGTAGTCCATCATCAATGATAAAATCGAATTGAATATTTAGATTTTTAAAATTTTCTTTACAATTTAGTGAAGTACTATCAACTTTGAACCATTGTACACGGTTGTTTTTTAATGCAGGAATTTTTTCTGGGACTACTCTTTCAAATGTGTCTGCTGTGTAAATTTGTGCTTTATCAAAATAGTCAATCCAGGATTGAGTACTTTCACCTTTGAACGTTCCAATTTCTAATATTTTAATATCCTGATTTTTGAATTCACTAAAATCTTTTTCATATAGTTCATAATATCTATGTTTAGTAGCCTTATCACATTTGTTTTTTATAAAAATTTCTTTTAAACTCATTTTATTTCTTTCCTAATACAGTGTAGCCTGCGTTTACAGTGTGTCTATAAACAAGTTTCCAATCTTGATGAGACGATAAAAAATTTTGTACAGATTTCCATAATCTTGGAAATAGTGTTGTATCGTGTAGAACAATAGTTTGTATTGTCCACGGAGCATATTTGTCCAATTCTTTTGCCACGTGTTTAGGGTTATGATATCCGTCTATTAAAAGTACTTCCGTTTTTTTATCTATGTTATATTTCAACGAATCAGTCTGAATCATTTTAAATTCTATTTGATTTTGTTGTGCGTGTGTTTCAAAAATATGTTTGTGAGGATTAATATGAACAAAGTCGAGATCAATAGTTTCGATGTATGGGATCATATTCATCATTGCTGTAGATGTAGAAGCACCTTGAAACGTTCCTATTTCTCTATAAGATTGAGAGTTTTTTGTTAATCTAGAAATTTCGTCTAGATAATCTGTGTATTGTTCTCCATGTGCTTTCTGCAACTGTTGTTTTAACGAGGTTTGATACTCATTAATGTTTTTTGCTTCTTTAAGATTTGCTACTATCATAATATACCTTCCACTTTCCATTCTGATCTTGCTGAATTAGTGATATGATATAATTGTTCATCACTAAAATAATCTGCACTACTTAATTGAATATGAACAAATTTAGTTAATGCGTTCCTACTATCATTCACTGGATCTTGTAATGCTAAAGGACCACGGACACCGTGAACATAATTATTCCAGCCATTATCCATTTCAGTATATTCACTATGCGTTACCATCATGGCATGAAAATAATTCTGATCCACACTGTAGAACCTACCCAAGCCACAGGCTCTAATATAATCCATATATTCTTTAAAAGGTACAAACTTTTCTCGAGCAAGTTGCATACCTTTCTTTGTAAACATCACCATACCAGCATTATAAACTTTGAGATAACCGTCAGCATCTCGAGGCATAGTTGCACCGTATTTTGATTTGATCGCTTGAGCCCACCGTTCATCACTTTTCTTGTTTATGTTTTTACCTATAGTTGTAGATTCTCGATACTTACCTTGAAAAGGTTCAGTACAGATGCCAAAGTCTTTGATTGGCTCGTCAAAAATATTTGTAGTCAAGTTCTCAACTGGAAACACGTCTAGATCAATTACACAGACTTTATCGTATTCAAGGAATGAATCGTCTAACATAGGATTTAACCATTCAAAATACATACCGTCTTTACGAACATGCTTACTGGCAATATTAGGACTTATATCTAATCTGTAATCTGCCCCAATTTTTTCTGCATATTCTCTAAAAAGTTTTTCACTGTACCTACAACCAGGTCTCATTTCACCAGCCCATACTTGATAAATCAAATTTTTCATTTTATTTCCTCTGCTAATTTCACGTCTATAACATCTTTTGGTTCATTCCGTATTTTTTTCATATTTTTTATAACATCTAGAGACACATATTTAAATCCATTGTAATATAGATGATACATTGGATTATTAAAAATCTCGTCTATAGTTAATTTATAGAGTGTTCCTACATATTGATTATGAGAGTCAACGGGTGGATTATTAAAATAAATTAGATCTATATCTTTACAATCTCTTAAACCGTATAGCGATAATACAGTTGAACCAGTCATAATTGTATTGTCGTCTGATTTTGTATCAGACATTAGTTTTTTGTAATTAGGAAACAAAACGTCTTTTCTATTATTAAGGAAATGTATGCTATTGTCATTGAATACTGTTTTTGCTATACGAATCGTGTCTATATGATAATCATTAATGTGAACAGAATGGTTACCAACTTTGAATAATGCTCTAATCTCTTTTTTCATTTCTTTAACAGTTTCAAGATTTTTTGCATCTATCAACACAAAGGTTACTTTACTCATTCCTCTAAAACACTGCTTACATTTTTTTCTTATTCCTTTTTCGTTAGCCCAACCATCAGAAAGGTATATTTCTTTTACTAAACCAAGTTGTCCTGTGGCATTTAATACTTCAGATGATTTATAAAATATATTAGAGTGTTTCTCAATTATATTCATTACTTCCTCCATGCGTGTATGAGCAATAGGAAATAAACATATGACATGAGTATTGGATTTAAGTTTTGCATATTCTAATGCAGTTCTTTGTAAGATATGATTTTGTAATCCTTTTTTATGAAAGACTTTGTAATCGGCCTCAATAGGATAATTTTCATTTGAATTTGTATTTCTAGTATTAATAGGTCTTTGATGATATAACGCGGCGGCTAATCTGTGAGCACCATTGGCAATATGTCCGTCAGGATTCACAGGAACTGGTTCATCGACTGTGTTATTAATAATCGATTTAAATGCATTATCAAATTCTTCAAACCCATTCTTTTTTGGATTTCTTTCATGAAAACCATTCCAAATTTTGAGATGTTCTTTGTATGCATTTTTATAAAATTCACTTGATAAATTTGCCGCATACAGATATTTGACTACAACATCAAATCGTTTGTGCGTTAATAAATCAGTTGGGTTCATTTTTTTGATCCTATAAAAAAGGCACCGTTAGTTTTCAGTGGTGCTTGAATTATGTTTACTGTGAAATCTTTGCTTATGCGTTCTTTTAAATCTTTAAAATATTCCATATTGTCAATACCATCAAACTTATTGTTGTAAAGTATCATTACATGGTCATAAAGATAATACTTTTCTTCAAGTATGCTTCTATCAGAAAGAGGCATTTCGTTCACACTATGAAATCCAAAAAGAATACTTTTGCTAACTGGATTTAAATCTCCTAATCCAATAAAGTTTGGAAGATCAAGATTGTGTTGCTTTATATAGTATTCTTGTATTTCATGCATGATTGGGAAATCAGCAATATCAAAATTTCCTTTGTATCCTAACAACTTTGCCATTCTATAGAAATTACCATACCCACCACCTATATCAGATATATGATCAAAGTCTTTAATCTCTAAACCAAGATGTTCCAACAAGACCATAAGATAATGACAATGTTGAGCAGTCCCTTGACTGAATCCTTCGAATAGTTTTGGGTCACCAACTTTTGAATCAAGGACTTTAGGCAAAACTTTATTTAAAAAATACTCGTTTTTCCTTACGTAATTTAAATGATTTAATGTATTACCTTTTTGATTTGGACTTATTGTTTTAGAAATAGTTTTATGCTGTAAGAACTTTTCTTTATTTTGAAATTCAGATTGAATGTCTACTAACATGCTTTCCCATAACGTCATACTTCACGCTCCAAAGCATCTATACACATATCAGCAACTGATTTAGTTTGCTCGAAGTGAATTGATTTATCTGGTACAGTTGATACAGCAATATCGCCCAGTCGTCTTTCTCTTTCGATGACATGTAGGTTTTTCTTTGATACGTTACACATTGTATCGATAACTTCCCTAACAGATACGCCTTCTGGTGATCCAAGACAATCAATAACTCCAGTTGGTTTATTTTCTACCAACTTTTGTAGAGAATCAACAATATCTATAACATGGGTATAATTCCTAATACAAGTTCCATCGCGAGTATCATAATCAGTACCAAAGATTTCTAATGTATCAAACTTACCGTTAGCCACCGCCGCCGCTTTTCTTATCAGATGAGAATATTCGTCATCAAATTTATCAAATCCGTTATTACCACACACATTATAGAACCGAACAAGACTGTGATTCTCTTTGAACTGTTTTGTGAGTAACTCACCACCGTACTTTGTAGCCGCATATGGTGACGCGGCAGGATCAAATGCTGAACCAGTAGAACAATAAACAAAGTGATCACATTCAGCAAAGTCGATCACGTTTTTTGTACCAACTACATTCGTTTCATAATATAACCAAGGATCTTTTACTGATAAAGGAACTTTACCCATTGCCCCAATATGCACTACTTTGTCAAACGACATCTTCATTGGAGATGGTTTACGAAAGTCCCAATTAATAATTCGTGATGAATATTTTTCTATGTTATTTTGATTAAAATTAAAATCAGTGGCGACCACTTCATGACCATGTTCTGCCGCAATTTTAACATAGTGGGCACCAATATATCCGGTAGCACCGGTTACTAATATCTTCATTCAACAACTCCTTCTTTTTTTAATTGATTTAAAACTTCTATTTTAGAAACTTTTGGTCCTTCTAATTTGAACTTGTGTCTAATATGTATCATTTTTGCTTTTTCATAACCAGGAAAACAATTTCCCCAGCACCATTCTTCAGATACATCTGCTTGTTTCATTTTGGCTTGACTTGCTAATCTATGTATTATTCCTTCGTCATTGAAATTTCCATTAAAGATTTTCATTTCACTATCGACAATAAATTTTCTTAACTGTTTTCTTTGCTGATTTGTAAATTTCCAAAATGCTCCTCCCCAAAAAGGACCATCCTTATCCATTAATGTTTTATATTTTTTATGTTTTAGCATAGAAGCAAACAATGTCTGTTGAATTGCAGAATTTAATCCAACTCCGGGTATATCAAATATATTTTCTTTAACGTGTTTTGTTACAAACATATCGAGATCTACCATTAGCACATCATCATATATGTCAAATTTTTCATCCAGCATTATTAATTTTTGACAGCAAGGATTTAATTTTGGTCTAAATTGATTACCTAAAACTAATTCATATGACGCTTTGCAATATTTTGCATAATTCTCCATATTTGCTTTAGATGCCAATTCTAGAGGACCTAGTTCTCCTGTCCAATGTTGTAAAATTATATTCATATTTTTTTTAATATCTCTTCTATGTTTTCGCCACGTTCTGGTAGGTGATCTCTCAAAAAGAAGTGAGTGAAGAAACTTTCATGTTGTCTGTCTTTGGTTACTGCTGTGTACAAAGAGTTCCAACGCCAGTCCATATTTTTACATTTCATTTTTTCTTTTTTTACAAACCAGTTTAATAACATTTGGTCTGTGCTCCATTTGTAAAAACCAACACCATCAACAAAATCTTTAAATTCTGGTCTAGTAATAAATTCTTTAGGTGTTTGACCTTTAAGGTATTTGGCAAACGATTTGTTCATCACCATCAGTCCCATGTTGTAAAATTCAGCACCTAAGTGATTCCAATGCCAATCAACGTCTTTTAGATTGGTGAAAGCACTGCGTGAGTATTTGGTAATTTTGTTTTTATATTTAGGTGTCAACGGTAATTCTCTTTCAGCAACACCACCAAAGTCATATTCTTGTGTTAAGTCTAAAAATATATCAGGTGCTGTTGGTTTTATGTATATGTCGCTGTCTACTATTGCAATTTGATCATATCTATCAAAGTATTCAAAAGCATTTTCTTTCTCGTAAATAGGCATGTAACCTAATTTTTCCACTGCTTGTAAACTTCTACCTGTTCTTGAAGGATCTGGTCTTATTTTTAGTTTTGGTTCCGTTAACACTATGTGATCTATTGAATATTTTTTACAATATTCTGCCACACTGTTGATACAAGTGGTGTACAACTTGCTAGGTTTACCTACACTTACTTGAAATATTAACCTTTTCATTTTAAATCCTTTGTGAAACTAAATTTTTTTGAATCAAATGTAACTTTGTTATTTAAATCAAACTTAACATCCAATATGCCATTGTTGATACACCAATCTGCTGGCATGGCTCCTTTGTGCTTAACAAAATCTAACAGTTTTTTAGCACCAGAAGGCTTCAAACAGTATGCTCTAGCACCTTCCCACCATTGTCCTACAGGCATTGGTTTAGTAGGTTGGAATCCTTCAAACTTTAAAATGTCTGAAAATTCTTGCTCAATGCTGAAAGGTTTTTTAAACACAACATCATGTTCAAATACACAAATTTCCTTATTTTCTTTAAAACATTTTTTCCATAATTTGTATTGACTGAGAAAACATCCTTGTGTTCCGGGTCTTGATAACAGTCTAACACATTTTTTATTGTGTGGGTAAATTTTTACTTTGTAGTCTTCTAACTTTTCTTTTGTGCCATCGACACCATCATACAGTTCTAGTTTCCATCCAAATTTTTGTCCTGTTGTAAGTGCATGATTACTCCATTCAACAGATTTTTGATGATTTTTTAAATGTATAATGTATCCTTTAGGATTTGTCATTTTTTCTATTTTTCTTTGCCATTTTTTGTTGCATCTTTTCCAGTTGTATTTTGTCCGACATATTTTTATGAAATTTCAATTTGTCTTTGTCATCGAACCATGCATATTTTAATGCTTTGTATCTAAATCCATATTTCTTATTGCCTTTTGCTGTGCTGAATATTTCTCCACCAGATTTAAGTCCCCAACTGTTCCATTTATAAGGTATAGACACAAACTCTCTTGCATCTAATAATTTCTTTAATACATGTTGATCCACAAACCAATAAATTGGTTTTTTAAATGCTTCAATCATGTTTTGTGATAATTCTTTTTTAAATTTATCGCCAGGTTCACCTATTCCAGGCGTCACACAACTAGCAATGTACACACTCGGATCTTTGGGTTTACGCATTGCCGCGGGCCATGAAGAAATCAGTTTGAATTCGTGTAAAGGAATTCGTTCTCTAGCAATACCATCTGAATCCAGTTGAACAACATGTTGGAATTTTTCAAAAAATCTATCAAAATAAAAAAATCTAGCACTGGATAGATATATTTTTCTTTTTAGTTCATCGTCTGATTTTGTGTTACATATCTCTGGTCCTCTACTAAACTTTGGGTGATCCTTTGCTAATTGAAACTGATCATAAAATCCTTCGCTGTGAGTTTCATAGGTGTATGTTATATTTTCGTCTCGGATTAAATTTTCTAAGTTGTGTGTTTGATTGTGTTCGTAGATCATATGTACATGTATGTGGATAAGATTCTTTTTGTTTAAAGACAGTGTACTTCTTGCCAAGTATTGTCCATGTTCTGCCCAGTATGCAGGATCACAACTGAAGAATATCACATGAGATTTTTTAATAGGTAAGTCTCCGCCAATGTGTAGTTTGTCAAATTCCATTATTAGCCTCTCTCATTAATTTCTTATCTTGTTTATTGGGTCTGGTAAAAGAATTGGTGCCCTTCATTCGTTTTGAGTTCCAGAACTGCGGATTTATTCGACAATAACTGGTATCTGAATAAGTTAACACACAACTTATGCTGTTGATGGAAACATCTGACGCCAATGCACCAGAGGCCCATACCCAATCCACTAATCTTTGAGCACCTTGTGGTTTAACAATATAACCATGAGCACCTTTAATGTGTGTTTTATTATACAGTTCTAATCCTGATGCCATTGGTCTTGATTTCATGAACACAGTCACACCTTCTCCACGATGTTCTTGAACTTTGTTGTCATAGTCTGTGGTTAATCTACTCAGTCTATCAAGATTGCACACTTCGTCAAATTTAGCAACAATGCTGTGAGGAATGGGTCTGATTATTAATGCATCGTGTTCAAGTATCAGTATAGGTTTGTTTATTTCTATACTTTTTTTCCATAATAAAAAATGTGATAACGTACACCCTTTCATGCCCAAACTTAATTTTTTTATTCTTTGATTAAATTTAAAATCTTTCAAATTGTGTTTTTTCCATTCAATGTCTATTTGTTTGCCATGAATTGCAGGGAAAATTTTTGGTTCTATACTAAATTTTTTGGCAGAATCGAAACATTGTTGAGATAGCAATTCACTTGTTTGATTGCCTTGCATTGTGATGATGTATGATGGAATATTCAAGTTCATTTTGAATATTTATTGGAATGTTTTTTGGTAATGTGTTATATGGAAGCGTCTTCCATGCCAGCCACTCTTAACTTAACAATATTGGTCATTTGCCATTGTTTTTGATCGAGTCCTTTGGTAATACCTAGCCACTTGTTTCTCAACAGTGCAAATTCGTTAATTATTTTTTCATAATCAACCACATCTGATTCACCGTCTACATATTTTTCAACATCTCTGCTGGACAATGCTCTTTGATAGTTTTCTAGATATTTTTTAAAATGTGACGAACGCAATCTACGTAGTTCGATATTCATATACTGTAAGACTGCTTCTATTTCTTGTAATTGATTGAATCTTTGTTCAACAATCCCAGGCATATCTGCTGATGCTTTTTCAAGATTGCCTCTGATTCTAATTTCTGACTTTGCTACTTCTAGTTCGTCTTCATAGTGTCTGATGGCATCAGGAATAACACCAATATCTCTTGCTATTTTCTGATACCAACCAGCCATTAAAAGTCCTCGTCCTCAGATTCAGCATCCAAATAGTATTGAATTGCTTTATCAAGATCATCATCTGCACCCAAGGCCTCACGAAACTCTTCGTCTCCGATACCATAGTCTGCCATTATATCTACAAATTTTTCAGCAATTACCTTAATAGGTTGTTTCCTGTCGAGATATTCTTTAAAAAATTGCCAAATTTCAACTAACTGACTTCCTTCCATGTCTTATTCCTCTTCTGTGCTAATGTTTGTTTCTTTAATTTCTTCTATAGAATTAGAACCATCTGAAAACTCTTTCATAATGTTGTCTAATGGTTCTCCACCACTTTCCCATACCTTACGATATTCCTTGCTTTCTACTCCTTTAGAATCAATATATTTTAGTCTGTTTCCGTCTTTAACAAGCAAGCCTTTTTTCTCAAAAAGATCAACAAGTCCTGAGTAAGGATTCATTCCAGTTTCATATGGAATCTTAACTTGTACACCTTCAAACGGTTTTGCGTAACGTGTTTTCATCACTTTACAACCTGCTCTAATACCACGTACTTCTGATATCTTGTTACCGTCTTCATCTTCTTTTAGTTTCAATTTCTTCATTGCTACTACAATAGATGATGCATAGATAAAGCCTTGTCCACCTGATATCTTATCATCTGGATCAAACATATCTTGTGATGCATATGTGTGATTAGTACAAACTAATCCTACGTTACAACTACCAATCATGTTAACAGTATTTCTAACCAACGATGTAAGTGCTTTAGGTTTACGACCCATATCACCTTTCATGTCACCTTTGTTAAACTGATCAACATCAGTAGGCGTCAATAGCATACCAAGTGAGTCAATTACAAACAAAATCTTAGGACGTTCTTCGTCTGGCATTGTTTTGTAGTCAATCATGAACGTGCTAATAGTTTTAGCAACATCATCAATCATTGACATGTTTAGTTTAAGAAGTTTATCTTCTGCTGTGTCAACTTCAAGAGCTTTAAGCCAACTCTCGTCAAGTGCGTTCTCTGAGTCAATTAAGACTACAAAGATACCTTGTTCTTGTGCCGCTTTTACAATGTTACCTGCACAGATATAACTCTTACCTGCACCAGATTCTCCTGCAAACACAGTAACCTTACCTAGCGGAACACCTTTGTTGAAGTCACCACTAATAAGATAATTTAAGGCATAGTTACCTGTACTAATCCAATCAGTAGGATCGTTAAATCCACTACTCATGCCTGTGATTGATTTAGTTAAGTTTTTACGAAACTTAGAAACGTCAAATGCTTTCACCATAATTTTTTACCTTCAAGTTGTGTGGGGAGTTGCCTCCCCAACAATATACTTTATTATTTTTGTTGTCTTGCTCTTATCATTGCTAAGATGTCCTCTGCTTTTCCGCTTGATTCAGCAGTTGGCTTTGGTGCTTCTTGCGGTGTTTCAACAACCGGTTCTGCTTTCACTTCAGCCGCTGGTGCTGGAGTTTCTGCTTTCGGAGTTATTGGATCACCTGTTTTTGATGACAAGCCTGCGGGTCTAAAGTATTGACCAAATTTATCTTGATCATATGCTTCACCGTCAACAGATGCTTCAAACATCTCCTTCATAACCTTAACTTCAACTTCGCTAGGTTTTTTTGGAAGGAAATCATTAAGATTGAAAAGTGTATTACTCTCAATCGCTTTGTTTTCATCTTCTGTTAAAGGTCTTGATTTTCTAGACCATGATGATGTTGAATAATCAGCATATCCACCTTTGGATGTTTTGATAATTCTAAAATCAACACCACTTGTTGAATCAGTTGGAAGATCTTCCATATCTGGATCCATTAATGCTCCTTTAATTATTTGGAATATTTGTGGACCAATTATGAATCTTCTAATTGGATTCGTTGGAGTTGATTCTTCTCCGATTGGATCGTCTTTTACAAAACCTTGGAAAATATAACTTCTTTTCTTCCAATATTTTCTTCCTAAATCTTCTAATTTAGGATCTTTGAACCATCCTCTTACTTCGGATAAGATTGAACAAGACTCGCCGTACATTTCCATACATGGAACTTGTACTTGCACTGGTCTTGAATCTGTTTCACCTTTGATTCCTGCGAAAGGTAATTTGATCATTAACCTTTCTTTCCAGAAAAAAGTGTTTTCTTTATCGCCATCTGGCAAGAAACGAACAGTTGCCTGCTCTCCTTCTTTTAGATTCCAAAATGGGTAAATGGCGTTGTCTCCGCCTGTTCTTGTATTAGAGCTACCTGATTTAACTTCTTGTTCTTTCAGTTTTGCTCTTATCTCTTGTAGTGTTGCCATAATCTTAAGCCTCCTTTATTATGCCTGTTTTTTATTATGTTATGTGCCTTTAAAATATTAGTATATACAAATAACATTAAGTCAAATAATATACTAATATTACTATTTAGTCAACCGATAATGGTAAAGTTTTTTATTGAACGCCTGCTAGTTTTTTGATTTTGGCAATTTCGGGATCTTTATTTGCCATTAAGTTTTGGATTGTTTCCTGTGCAGTCTTCACAGCATTGTCGCCAAATTTCTTTTCTACTGAAGTTAATACTGCTGTTTCACCTTTAGGAAATTGATTTGATGTGTAGTCAAAGAAACTTTTAACAAAATCTTCTACAGTTTCTTCTTTGTTGCTTAACTCTTTATCGTCTTGATTTTCCATGCCAAATTTTGATTTCATACGTCCTGCTTCATACTCATAATCTTCTTGAGCGGCTTTCAGTGCTTCTTCATGTTCCTCGCCACCTGGTTTGATCATCTCATCTGCTACGTCATCATTAATTTTATGATTGCCATCATATTCATAACTACCTTCTAGCGAGTTTGGATCAACCACACCGTTGATTGCTTTGTAGTGTATTGTGCCGTGAGCCACTTCTCCGTCATCACCAGATAATTCATAATCCATTGAACCTTCGTAATCTGTTTCGTTTTCGTTTTTAATTTCTGAATCATTTGATTTTAATTTGTCGAAATTTTTTCTTAGATATTCCATTGCGTCTTTGGCATTATTAAATTTTGTTACAGATTTTTCATCTTTGTCTAAAATATCATACACCATCTTACCATCGTCACCTTTGTACATAGACACATAAGGTTTAATGTCTTCAAATGTTATTGCTTCATTTTTTTGATGATCTTGATAAAAATCTCCAGCCATATCAATCGTACTGTTGTATGTGTCCTTGAATTCTTCCATGTCCATTGATTGTGCATCATCCGCCATGGCTTTGTATTGTTGTACATCCTTTATGCCATAAAGTTTATCAAAACTTTTCATATGTGGATAATGACCTTCTGCAACGTCCTCTTCTTCTTTAGGCTCATTGTTCATGTCGCCTGTTTCAATTTTTGAAACCAGTGTAGGATCTTTTTGTGAAATATAATCCATTATCATTGGACGCATACAAGCATCTGAATCTTCATTTGCCGCTTTTTCAATTTCAGCATTTAATTCTTGATCATCAATTATACCTGCTAGACTTTCAATTCCGTTTGTACCATTAACACCTACAGGAAAATGTTTTGCCATTAGTGTGTTTAATTTTTCTAGTGCTAAATTTTGTTCGTCTGCATCTTGTGAAAACAATCCGTTATCTTCTCTTACAATATCGTCCATTGCTGATTCAAACTCATGAAAGTTATCCACAGTTTCAATCATACCACCCAATACTTTTTCTATTTCTTCTGGATTATTATCTGTGTGTACAACTACACCTTGAAAGTTTGATGGATCAGATTGTACATCTGCTGAAATACCTGCTTTGGATAATAAATTTTGAACATTGTCTATTTCCATATCACTAATTGGATTTTCAGGATCAAAGTCACCAACTAGATCGTACTTTAAAGTTCTTGGTTCAACACCACCTTGGTATCCATGTGCTTCAAATGATGTTGGTCCTAATTCTTCTATTGCTGTTCTTTCTGAAACCAATTTATAGATGTAAGGAAATACATCTTGTAATTCTTCGTTAAATGTTTTAATAGTTAATTCATCAATCCAAGATTTTTTAACATCTTCTGGAACTTCTGCTAATTCTGATTTGCTATAACTTTCAAAAGTTTCTTTATAGTTGTTTTGTTTTTGTAATTTTAAACAACTTGATTTAATTTCTTCAATTCTTTCATCCACAACAGATTGATATTGTTTTAAGCCTTCTGCCATAACATTTGATCTGTTCATGTATGTTTTGAATTTTCTTAATTGATTTAACTCTGCACTCATTTCTGAAATGTGTTTACCAAAGTCATCAAATGGATTTCCACCTTCTGATACGTGACGAGCCATTGCTCTAGCACCGTTCAAATGTTTGATTGGATATTTGAATCTTTCGCCTGCGTTGCTTTCTATAAAAAGAGATTCTATTCTGTGAGTACGTCCGCCTGCTACTGCTGGATTCACAGGTGCTGAATGTTTGATTACTAGTCTTGCTTCACCAACTGTTTGAAAACTTGTTTTTGTTGTACCGTATAAATTTGATTCGCTCACTGTTTCTACCTCTTTACCTTGTCCTAAAAAATCATAGTCTCTTTTTTCAAGATTGCTTTTTGTGATATCTCTTGTATCAAACCCAAGCACTCTTGCTTTAGCAAAACTTCTTAATTCTTTTAAAAAGTTGTACCAACCGTGTTTTAATGGCTCATCTGACTGTTCAACAAAGTCTTTGCTGTGCATTACAACCAGCCCATCTTCCTCACTAATACTAATACTTACCTTTCCTAGGGTGTTTCCGCTCTCTTTGAAATCAAAGTCAAAGAACCTTGCTTCAGTGGGCTCAGTGGTTGCTTGTCCATTTGAATTTCCCAATGTAACCTGTGGAAATTGTCCTCTGATCTTGTTAAAAAGGTCTTTTGCTATAACATTTAAGTTCATATAATATATTTATCTGTTAGTGGCTTACAAATATAGGCATTGGCATGACTCTGTCTGCTGTATCTTCGTCTGCTTGACTGAATGATGCATAGATTTTTGGATCCCAATCTTTTAACACACTGATTATACGCATAATCAACAAAGTAGCACTGACCAGATCATCTGTTTGTCCTGATTTTGCTTTGAATGATGAACCCGAAGCAATAAAACTCTTCAATTCACTTATCAAAGGTTTACTGTATATTTTCAATTTTTCTTTTTCAATCATGTTCTTTAATCTAGAACATGCAGTAATTTTTGTTTTGTGTGTGGTATTAAATCCTTTTCTAAACTTTCTTATGTGACCTTTTCTAATAGGCTCTGAAACAAACAATCCAGGGATAGAATCTTCTCCAAAATCATTTATAACCAACAGTGCAGATTCGCCTATTGAGTTGTTTTCCACGCTCCAATAAATGTTTGAGCCTGATGATTTTGTTTCATCTTTTATGTGATTGCAAATATCACGCATGATTCTTATTTGTTGTGGAATAGGAGTTGTGTTGTGTTTCCATTCTGCTACCTGTGTGTATGAAGGCAATTCAAACACTTCAATTGCGGCATTGTCGCCACCTGTTCCCATTGCTGGATCCAGTGCCACCACATAAGTTGCATGAGCGTCTAATTTTTTATACCAGCGTGTTTGTCCCATATTGAGTGTGGGTTCTTTTCCTTCCAATGTGGTCAACACAAGACTGTTTACTAGTGTTTCGTCAAAAACCAAAAATTCACAACCATATTCACGTCTGAATCTTTCTTCGCCAATACGTCCTAATTCTTCTTTTTTCCATTCTTCATCTCTGTCTGGATGTTCGTCCCATGATGCTGTGTATCCATGAAATCCATTGATTCCTAATTCTTGTTCGTTACCATGCTCATCAAATTTGTTTTGACTTTCACGCCAAATTGTTGCAAACACATCTTCATCTGAGTTTGGTGTTGATGTGATAATTGCACGTCCACCCGTTGCCAGTGTGGGTGATATAGATGTCCAAAACTCTTGTGCTATGCCGGGGTTAACAAATGCAAACTCATCACAATACAGTAAAGATATTGACATACCTCTACCAGTGTTTCCTGTTGTGGTTGCGGATACAATTCTTGATCCATTTTCAAATTCCATAGATCCTTTGTTGTAGTTTGTTACACCAGCTCTAATATAATCAGGACACAATTCATATCCGTATCTAATACGTTGCATAATCTCTTGAGCACCTGTGTATTTGTGTGCCGCAATTAGTATTGTTTGATCCGGATGGAACATTGCATACCATAAAAGATAACAAGCGGCTGTGGTTGTTTTACCACTCTGTCTTGGTAGCATGTTTATGTTAAATCTAAAATCATGATAACTGGACAACAATTTTGTTTGATATCCAAATGGTTCAAAAACACATTTACCTCTCACAGGGTGTTGTATAAAAAAAAATTTTTTTGCAAAATAGTCGTATCCTTTTTTAGGATCTGAACAATGCACTAAATCTGCTATTTGTTCTTCTGTAAATTTTTCTCTTGTGTGTGCTTTTTTGGTAAGGACACCATCTAAACTTTTATTACTCATATACAATACTTATGCTGAAAATTGATGGAGAATTGCTTTTTGACTATGCGTTTTTCTTAAAGTCTTGGTATGCTTGAAGTAGAGTTTCTTTGATAGATGATTGTACTTCTTCTTCAGTTTTTTGTACTGGAGCCATTGGATTATCTCCACCAGCAACTTTAGGATATGTTTTTTTGATCTTGTTTATACCGCCTGATAAATCTTTTGTCATGTATTGAGTATCTTTATACTCTGGCTCAGGTGTTGTTGATGCTTTTCCAGGAACTTCTTCAACTGCTTTTACTTCTGCTTCTGCTTCTGCTTCTGGTGTTGGACCTTCAACTGGTGCT